ATAATTAATTTTAGTAGGTTCCTCCGTCTATATCGAAACCTGAAACTGATCCATTCTCTAGGAAAGTAACAAGATCAGATAAAGCAACCTGAACCATTGTTCCTGCGTCATTTATAACTAAACGATCAGCAGCAGCAAGTGTTGTTGAAGTTGCCGAAGTCCCTCCATCACAACAGGTGTTTAATTCGGTTGTAGTAGCTGTAACACCATCAAGAATATTTAACTCTGTGGTTGTAGAAGTAACACCATCAAGAATATTCAATTCAGCAGTCGTTGATGTAACACCATCAAGGAGATTTAATTCAGTGGTAGTTACAGTTGCGCCATCAAGAATCCCAATCTCTGTTGAAGTTAAAGCTGCTAAAGCAGAAGAACCACCTGATTGACAGGAAGATAAGTTAGTTAAATCTGTTGCTGATGCTTGTGCCCCTAAAGATGCTCTTGCTGTTGCCCCTGATTCAATAATGAAGTTAGATCCATTACCAACAATAAATCCACTATCTGAAGGAGTCAGACCAGCTACATCTGTTAACTGTGCATCAAAGGCTTGAACATCAGAACCAATAGCAACTCCCAGAGCAGTTCTAGCTGCACTTGCCGAAGTAGCCCCAGTGCCACCATCTCCTATTGCAAGCGTTCCAGTGATTGAACTTGCATCTAACTTGACTGCGAGTTCTCCTGACTCAATAACAACACCACCATTGCTTTTTAAGTCAGCCGAAATCGCATTACCTGACTTCTGAAGACCATCGCCAGCCGTAATTTGGCCTGCCCCTGAAAATTGAGCAAATGTAAGGTTATTTGTTCCTACTACTGCTGAACCTTTATCAGAAGTACAAGCAAAACCATTCTCAGCATTAACAGTTCCCTGTTCAATAAAAGTAAAAACTCCAGCAGCATCAGCACCTGTAGCTAAATCATCTGTTCTCGTCCAACTGCCACCACTGACTACTTTATAAATACCATTCTCGCTTGCCGTACTCTGCCCTGCAACAAGAACACGATCATTAGCTGAAAGTGAGACACCATCAACAGTTTGAGTATTTGCAAGTGTGATATTTGAAGTTGAGACAACAACACAGGAATCTTTGATATCCAATCCCTGTGCGACCCCGTCTACGTATGCTTTGTTTGCTGCATCGTTATCAGCAGTACAATCAGCAAGATTAGTAATCTTCTGACTATTAGCAGAAACGGCAGCCGTTGGTGCAGCTAGCTGATCAAGCCTATTTGTTTGTACTCCTGTATCAAAATCAGATATTTTCGTATGAACTATTGAAGGAATATCAGCAGCAACTAAAGCTCTATATGCAGAAGCAGCAGCACTTCCAGCAGTCGGACCAGCAAGAATATAGTTAGCTGTTTGAGTTGTTTCTTTATCAAAAAACTTACCTTTACCACCTATAGGAATAATTGAAGTTGCAGAACCTCCGGCTCCACCAGTTCCTTTGCCCAGGTAGAGAATCTCATTGCCTTCGGCGAAAGCTAATTCAGCATTTTCTAAAGACCCAGGTGCTGACGACCCAGTTGATCTTTTAATTCTTAGGGTGTTAGCCATTTTAGAAGTTGCCTCCGTCTACGAGGTTTGAGGTTGTCCAATTGGTGTCTGCCTTCAAGGAAGACGATGTACTGTCATAGTAAACGATAGATCTATTAACAGCATTATCTACATCTACTATCGACGCATTAGCACCCTGTGGTCCTTGAGTCGCAACAGTAATAATTGATGAATTATTTTCATCAACCGTGACTGTATTCTTATTCGTGGTGATGTTTACAGATGTCATGCTGTGTAACCTTCATCCATATAAATAGTACCCTCTAACCAGTATTCTTTGAACCCTGAAGGGTTAGTTAATTGGACATCGTATTTATATTCATCAGCAGTAAATGTTGTCGTTTGAGTATCAGTTAACGTCCATGTCCACGTACCAGCATTAGCTGTTGTAATAGCACATGTAACATCAGCCGCCTTAGCAGTACGTGCAGAATCCCAAACTTGTGAAGCAATTGTGTACCCAGTTAAGTTAACTGCTGCATTACTGGAATCCTTCATTGTAAGGCTAACTTGATGATCCGATCTGCGTTGGATCGTCATGTTATAAGTGCCTGGTGCTATAGCCATAGTGTTAGGTCTTAATGATATAGATCATACTGATATTTCGAGGTCTTGTTTCTGAACTGTTTCCTGTTCCACCAGCATTGTTAACTGTAACGCTTGTACTAACGCTGACTCCTGTTGTTTCGTTAGTCAAGAAATCTCTTGTTCCTAATGGACCACCACCTTGATCGCCACCAGAACCATAATTACCGATAGCTCTATCATTAACCCAAACACTTAAACCATCTGCCACAGATCCACTTGCTGTTTGACTTTGGCCTTTGTGTCTGTGACCTGGATCTGAAACACTAGAAGTTCCACTGGCTGAGTGATTGTGTTGTGTGTATTGACTTCCCTGTGAACTAGCAAAAGATCGTCCACTATCAACACCTCTGCTGTTATCAAAGCCTCTTATAAATTCACCACGTAAATCTGGAACATTAAATACTGAACCTCCACTTGATCCCCAAGTCGTACCAATAGCTGAGAACAGTGCTGCGTAGGTTGATCGACTAACTGAAGCACCATTACATTCTAAATATCCACTTGGTAGAGTTGTGCTTGCATGAGTGAAGACTGAACCCGAAGGAACACCCTGAACTGCTTGCCAAGTTAAAACTCCCGAACCATCAGTCTGAAGCATATCTCCACTATTCCCGTCGGAATTTGGCAGAGTTAAAGCAACATCACTAGATAAGGCAGGTGCAGCAAGAGAAATAATATTCGAGTTTCCTGAGTCTCTAAATCTGAGAGCTTTTCCATCTCTTAGTGTTAAACCATCAGAATTGAAGTGTGCTCTTAATGTTCCTCCTGCCGTAATCCCTAAATCATTAGCTGCAACTTGATATAAGCCTGTATCTGTATCTCCAGCAAAACTAAGACTTCCTGTACCAGCCGTGCCAGCAGCAATTAAAACGCTACCTGTAAATGTAGCTCCAGACAATGCTGCTAATCCTAAATTTGATTCAGCAGTTCCTAAAGAAATCCAACCATTATCACTAGCATTTCTAATCTTTAAAGTATCAGGAGTTGTACTTGTATCTAGCCAAAGTTGATGAGCTGTAGTTGTACTTGGTGCGCTCGATCCACTACTAAGACTATATAAAGCCGCAAGGTTATTATTGATATCGGCCCTTACATTGGCCCCTGTATCATTCGCAATAATTTGGTCTGACTGAGCCATTAGTTACCTTTTCCGTAGCCAGTAGCCGTCCAACTAAATGCACGAGCCTGACGGGTTCCTCCACTATTGTAAATGGAAACGGCAAAAGCGGTACCTGAACTGCTGGCAATCGTATAATAGTCACCGCTACTTGTTGCACTCATTGTTATCCCAATAGCAGGTGCAGCATTAAATTTATTCGGGAAAGTAACAGTTAAATCACCGCTAGCAGATGACGTCCCAGTATTAGTAATTGTTCTTGTTGGAGCATTAGAAGCAACCCTTAATTGTTCGATTGCAATACGAGCAGAATTATCACCACCAGTCGTAACTTCCAACTTTAATTCATATCCTCTAGCAGAGAATTGAGCATTATTAAATGGCCTCCATGTTGTCCATGTAGGAGAACTACTTGGATCAGTTTGTGTTGTTCTTATATAAATCTCGGCATTACAAGTAGCAGGGGTAGCACCATCAAAATCTGGTATTAGATCAAAATCAGAGAAAGTATCAATGTATGGGTTACCAGGGAAGAAGCCTCTTACCTTCAACGTACTATCAAGTTGAACATTAAAAATACCCCCTAAATCAATTGGATTATTAGTGAATAAATAAGTTCCTGTTGTCTCCCAATTCGACCCATCAGCAGCGTTTAACAACTCATTGCTAGCAACGACTAAATCTGTCTTCGTACCAGAGAAGCTTGTGTCTTCTGTCTGAGTATTGATATTCGTTAAATTATCTAATACAGGTTTTGTAAATTCAACAATTGCTGTACTTACACTTGTACGACCACCTGAATCAACAAACTTTGCTAAATAAGTACCAGATTTCAGATCACAATAAGCTTCTTTCGCTGTACCTGTTAAGTCACTGTGAATACTAGAAGCATTGGCCCATGTAACACCAGATAAAGCAGGTGAGTGTCTAATCCTAACTAAACCCCCAACAACAACATCTAGGTCTGCTGATTGAGTCCACTGCAAACGAGCCAATCCATTCGTAGGGATCATTGTGAAGTTAGTAACATTCCCTGGAGCTGCTGTTTTACCAGCCAAAGCTTTTGTAAATGTTGCAATAGTGCTTCCCTTGTTTAAGTAGTTAACAGCCTGGATCTGTACTTGTAATGTTCCAGCTCTTAACGCACCGAAGTTTCCACCCTGTCTCAAACTGACTGAGGGAGCACCTGTTGTAATTGTTGCCCAGTTATCATTATCAACTCGATAAGTAATTCTGAAGCCTGTAACTCTCTTACGGTTATGCTGCCAACTTAAGTCACAACCAACAAAGACACCCTGACCATCTGAATAGAGGAACTCTTCTCCTTCTATATCTGTTACGGCATCAGGAGCAGCACTTAGATTACTAATATCTCGTAGAACGATGTCTTCGTCTGCATCAACAGAAGCATAGATAGAACTGTTGTATTGAAGAGCTGTTACAGCAGAAACTCCATCTGCACCTTCTGCAACACTAAGTATTCGATACTGCTGAGATTGAACATCACTTGTTTGTATTAGATATACAGCTTCATCATTAGGGGCTTCGTTAAAAGCAGAAGAAACAGTAACCGTAGGAGGAGTTGCATTTGGAGCGTAGTTGCTGATCGACTTTGTCTCTACTATTCCCGTCGGGAGAATTACAGACAGTGTTGGACTCTTCGTTAAATCAACAGAGAAGTCTTCACTGCTATCAATGTTAATAACTGTCGTTGTTGAACTCGCTCCAATACGCCCTGATCTCCTAGTCCCTGCTCTTACTGGATCAGCTATATCAACAACCATTCCTGGTCTTACAACAATCCCACTATCTAAACCAACAGAGAAAGTACACGTTTGAGTTAATAACTGTTCAGATTTAAGAGTCCATAAACCCATTCGATGAGCCTGACCCTGTGAGTAACAACCAAGTGCTTTTACATCCTTATTTATAATTCCGTACTTCGCTATGGCATCAGCATCTTCCACATGCTCAACCATGACATCACCTAAACCTTCATACGTTTGATACGAAACTGATACTGTTGTGTGTCTAGCTTTCTGAGATACACCTGTATATTCAAAGTCTCCATTGACAACGTTTGATGGGCCTATCAAATACTGTGAATCAACTGGCTTGTCTTGCATTACTGCTAAGCTACCAGCACCGTAATAACTCATGCCTCTAAATAAAGAGGCCATTTCCATAATTACTCTATAAACATCTTTTCTACTATTAATTAATAAATTACAAGAGAATCTTGGTTCCTGACCACCTTTTTTATCTGAAACTAACTCATTACAATATTGAGAAATAGCATAGAAGTCCCACTTATCAAGTGTACTTTCAGGAATTGATGGTCCGTAACGAGTCGAAGTTAATAAATCATATAAACACCAGGCAGGATCATTACACCAAGTAGCTGCACCAAACGTACCGTTCCAAAGACCACTATATGTAACACGGCCTATATGAGTTGTTGTATCGACAGAGGCATTAGATGGAAGCTTAACTTTTATTCCTCTAATTAAATACTTACGAGCAGGAATATTATTAAATTGTCTTGAGT